GCCAGATGATCCCGCCACGCCAGCCCTTCGCCTTGTTCGGCCGGGTCGGCCAACCGTAATGGATCGGCCCGGCGTACGGCACCCGCTTGGTGCCGCCGGCCAACACCGTGCCGCCCCGAAGCGCACCCTTCGCCCGGATCGAGTTGCCGAGCGCGCCGGTGCGTCGCTCGGACTTGGTGCGGACCGATGCCGCCAGCTCCGACTTGCCGTCGCGCACAACCGCCGCAGTCGCTGCCGCAAACTCGGCTTTCAGCTCTTGGCCCAAAGCCTTCTTGGCGGTCTTGTCCTCTAGCTGGCGCAACGCCTTGCGCAGCTCTTTGGTGCCTTCGAGCTTGATGTACCGAGCGCGTGCGTTCTGCGTTCCCTTGGTTGGCTTGCCTGCTGCCGCCACCGGCCGTGGCTCAGCTGGTGGCGCGGGTGACTGCGCCCGACAGCGGGAACGTGACCGAGACGGCAGCGAGATCGCCGACCGACCCGTCGAGCGGGGTCCACCCGTTGACGACAAAGGACCCGGTGTACTTGGGGTTCGACGCCCCGACGGCGCTGTTCGTAGCACGAACCTCGAACACGCAGGTCGTGCCGAGCAGCGGCCACATGATCGAGTCGATCGCGCTAGCGGCCATGTCCTGGTTGAACGTCAGCGCCAGGCTGCCGGACTTGAGGCCGGAGATGTTGGTCGTCCAGCCGGCGTCGCCGAAGTCGGTGGTGTCGAGCGTCGCAGCGTCGACAGTGAGGGTGACGGACTTGACCAGCGTGCTGCGGTCAGTCGCCGTCGACGTGCCGAAACCGATGTAGCAATCGGTCATTGCAAATACAGCCATTAGAACTCCTTATTGAATGCCGATTACTACACGGGTCTGGAACGACGGCGACGTGCCGGACACGGTCCACAGGGCACGCCAGTAGGTGTCGGTGATCGCACCGGTCGCCGAGCTGAACTGTGCGCCCTTGGTGGTCTGAGCGCTGAACGTGATGCGGTCCGTCGGCGAGGTGAACCCGCTGTTGTCGTCGCTTTGGATCTTGACGGTGATCGACGGCGTGGTGCCGCCGGCGGTCAGGAAATGACACGCAGCCCACACCCGCTGCGTGGCAGACACTGCACCGAGCAGCGAGCCGGTGCTGTTGCCGGAGCTGGTGATCGTCGACACCGTGTCAAGCACGCCACGCACCATCGGCTGGTTGCCGGCGAAGGACACGCTGTGCGTCGCCAGGTCGCCGACCGCACCGTCGAGCACTGTGCGGCTGCTCAACGTGCCACGCGTGAAATAGGCGACGTTGCCGACCGTGCCGCCCATCGGGACCGCAGCCAGCACGTAGTCGCCGCCCAGGCCGACAGCGAGCACCTCGTCGACCGCAGATGTCTGCGATGCGGTGGCGGTCGCCATGTCGGTCGGGCCCGACGCCGTCCACGTCGTCGAGCGCAGCCCGGCGATCGGCTCCTCCCAACCGCCCGAGCAGAACGTCGTCGCCATCACCATCGACACGTCAGTCGTCACGCTGATGCTGTTCGCGAAGCACGACAGATCAAGCGCCGTGCTCGAGGTGCCGGCGTACAGGTCGACGTCGAGCAGTGCGAAATGTGCCATTAGGTCCTCCTGACCAGAACCCGCAGGCTCAGGTCGCAGCTCAGATAGCGGGCACCGTCGACCGACTGCTCGCCCCGGACGTTGGATGCGTCGTCGACGACCAGGTCGGCGCACACGCCACCGAGCGTGCGGTCCGATCCCATCAGTGCGTCGATCAGCGACGACGATGCGCCGGCACCCGATGACAGCAGGTCGTCGAGTCGTGCCATTGCAGCTCGAGGCTCGCCGAGCTGCACCCACGGCGACAGCGTCAGATTCACCACCGCCAGCCCGCCGGCGAACGCCTCGTGGTAGTCGACGTACGGCGAGCCGGGAGTGACGATCACAACCGACGCAGCGCCCGCAGGGATCTGGTCCGGTGCGTGCGCCACAGCCCGCACACCGGTCACCGTGGCGACACGTTCGGCGACAGCCTCACGGATGTCGGCGAGTCTCACGCCACCACCGCCGACGTGACCGGATGGCGGTAGCGGGCGAGCAGCGACGCAGCCATCGGGTTGTCACGCACGCGGATCGGGCCGAACTCGCCGAACCCGGCGACCCCGAACGGTGCATCCTTCAGTTTCCACTGCTCGGCGGCGATGATCAGCGTCGCTTGTTTGACCGGTGCGGGCACCGCCGCCCAACCCCACAGCGCAGTGATCTGCACCGCACGCCGTGCGCAGAACGCCGGCCACACCTTCGAGCCGACTGCGATCAGTTCGGTCGACGGCCAGCCGGTCGCACCGTTGTAGCCGACACCGGACCCGCCGAGCTCGAAATCGGTGCCGATCGTCCAGGTCGTCTCGTACGTGCCGTCGTCGTTGTCGTCGGACTTCACGATCAGGCCCGACGTCGACTGAATGTCCCAGCCGGGGTCGAGGATCAGCCGCTGCCAGCCGCCTGCACGCAACGTGCGCACGGTCGCCACCGCAGCAGCGCTGAACGTGCGCCCGCAATGGTCGTCGACCTTCTGCTGTGCAACCGACAGGGCGAACGACAGCGACGTGTCGTCGACCGTGTCGTCGATCGCCAGGTGTGATCGCAGCTCGGCGAGCGAGGCGTAACCCACGGTCAGGCCTTGCGCCGGATCGACCGGCGAGGCTTGTCGGCCACGGCCTCCTCGAGCACCTGGCCGTCGTCCTGCACACGCACGAACGCACCGTCGGGTGCGCCGTCGAGGATCGGGTCGCCGTCAGCGACGAGCCGACCGGCGGCCACCGTACCGGACGGTGTGTCGATGTTTCGCGTGGCGACCCACATGCCCATCCTGTTTGCCTCTCTGTTGCGTCGGGCCGGGGTGCCAACAGCCAACACCCCGGCCCAACTCGACCCGACACCGCCCAGGAGTCGGGGACCGATCAGGTGACGTTGAGCAGACCCAACGCACCCGAGTCGACGACACGGCCGCCGGTGCGCCACATGGCGTACAGGCCACGCTGACCGGTCGGGCGACGGTTGCTGCCGAGCAGGTGCGGGACCAGCTCGACGGTCATGCCGACCCGGTCGACGATCGTGTAGCCGGCGGCCATGTCGCCGAACAGCAGCACGTAGTTGTCGCTGGTGGCGTTGATCACGCCGTCCACCTGCGGGTTGCTGTAGGCCGGACGGCCGAGCAAGGTGCCCGGACGGGAGGCGTCGAGCTGGCTCCACAAGGTGGCGCCGCCGTTGGCGTTGAACTGGCGCACCTTGTCGAAGATGAGCTCGTTGGCGACCCACGAACCGCGGGCACGGAACCGTGCCGCCACCTTGGCGATGGTGGCGTACACGTCGGCAACGGCGAAGGTGTCGGTCGTCGCCGAGGTCTGCACCTGGCCGCTGTAGTTCGTGTACAGGTCGTACACGACGCCCAGCGGCTGGTTGGACCCGGTGCCGGTGGTGAAGCCGGACAGCTCGAGGTCGTCGCGGGCGATCATCAGCAGGTTGCGCATCTCGGCCTCGAACGCCGGCCAGTCCTGGCTGATCTCGATGCTGAACGGCACGAACGCCTGCGCACGGATCGGGGTGATCGTGGTCTGCGCGATGGTCGGAGCGTTGTCCGACGACTCGGTCGCCTCGGCCGCCCAGCCGGCGGTGATGCCGGCGGTGCTGTTCACGTTGTAGTTGTCGGCGGTGGTCTGCACGACGCGGGCGGTCGCACGGATCGCGTTCGGGGTGAGCCCGTCGTGAGCGCCGGTCACCAGCAGGGTCGGGTCCAAGATCGTCGGCACGGCGTACCCGCCTGCCGAGTCGGTGAGCGATGCCGCACGCACATGCTCGACGGCACGGGACTCCTCGGCGGTCAGCGACCAGCCGGCACCCGAGATCAGCTTCGACCAGGCGCTCCGGTACGCCGGACGGCTGGCGGCGATGACGTGGCGGGAAAGCTTGCCGGTGATGTCATCGGCCCGCTCGAGCGAGCTGTAGAGGGCGTTGCGGACGTTGTCGTCGGTGAGCGGGAGGCGCTCCACGGCGGTACGAGCGGCGCCACGCACCTGCTCGAGCGGCCCGTACTGTGCCATCTCGTCGTCGATCGGGTTGGCCTTGCGGACCATGATGGTCGGGGACACGACCTCGCGTGCCTGCTCCGGGGCGGACACGACCGCCTCGAGCTGCGCCAGCTCCGAACGCAATGCGTCCAGCTCCGGGCCGGCGGCGTCGAACTCGGCGAGATCGGCGGCGAACTGCGCACGCTCCTCGGCGGACGGCTCGCCGTCGCGGGTGGCGTACTCGGCCAGTTCAGCCCGAAGGGCGTTCGCCCGTTCGGCCTTGACGTTGATGGCGCTACGCAGCGCCTCGATGCGGCTCATGATGTCATCGCTCCTAAACGGGTCAGCGCCTGCTGGCGCATCTCTCGCCGGGTGATGCCATCCGGGGCATCGGCCTCGGCCCTTTCGGGTCCGCTGTCGCCGACCGGGGCGACGGGCTGATCGTCCACCAGCGTAGCGCACTGCGCTGCGTCGTCGTCGTTGTGCGACCTTTCCAGGGCGCGGAGCATGTCGAGCGCGGCCATACGCACGCCGACCGTGGTGCCCTCGTAGGCCGGGTTGACGACCGGGCCGGCCTCGAACAATGCGACCTCGGTCAGCGTCCGCTCGTCGAGCGACTGGTCGTCCTTGGCGGCACGCCACTCCTCGGCGATGGTTTTGAAACGGAACGACATGCCGTCGAGCGCACCGGACTCGATCGCTGCACGGATCGGCAACGTGTGCCAGTTGTCGTGGATGCGGCCCTCGGCCCACAGTCCTTTGCGGTCCTCGCGTAGCGACGTCCACACGCCGATCGGCAACGTGCCGAACGTGGCGTCGTGGCCGTGGTTGAACTGCATCTTGACTTTGGCGGCGCCACGTTCGGCGAGCGTCCGGGTGAATGCGCCCGGCTTGATCTGCTCGACGTAATCGCCCAAGAAGTCGCTGATGTTGGTGCGTTCGTTGAACTTGGCGACGTAGCCGGCAATGGTCAGCCCGTCGCCGTCGGGTGCGGCACGCACCTCCCAGCCGTCGTCGGTGCCGACCATCCGGTCGTGCGTGCGGTCAGCCATTGACAGATCCTCCAGAACCAGGAGCCTGCGTCTGTACAGACAGCAAGCCCGAGTGGACCAACTTCGTCATGTCTCCAGTCGTGACGGCTGTGATCACGCTGGACGGCACGAACCCACCGTCGACAAGGGTTCGCATGGTTTGCGCCTGTTGCGCCATCACTGACGCATCGTCGAGCGCATCGGCCTGCAAAGCGGACACGCCGGTCACGTTGACCCACAGCTCGCCGTTCGACGGTGCCGTGACCAGCGGGCGGAACGCATCAACGGCACGCAGCCACAGGTACCGGACCTTGCGGTCGGCCAGGGCACGGTTCGCCTCTTTGCTGTTCGCGTAGGTTCCCTGCTCGATGCCGGCGGCGACGACCGGCACACCGGCAGCGGCGGCGATGTCCTTGTGCACCTGCGTGCGCACCGACTCGGTGTCGAGATCCTTGAGCGACGATCCGACCACCTTCAGATCGGCGCCGCCACCCAAGAACGCCGTGCGGAACGAACGCTCGACGCCTTCGTGTTTCTGTAGGAACACGTCTCTGAACGCTTCGACCGTCTCACGCATCACGTCCGGCGGGAACACCACGACACTGTTCGGCGTCGCGGAGTTCTCGAAGTAGCGGGTCAGGAACCTACGTGCGCCGTTGTCGCCTGCGACGTCCTCCATCGCTGGCCGCAGCCACGACATGCCACGCCAGCGGGCCGACGGGTCGGCCTCGGGGATGTACGCGCCGACCTCGGCCCACGGCCACACCTCCGGGTCACCGCCCGGCGACTGATAGATCAGGCCGACCTTGCGTGCATCCCACGCCAGCTGCGGGTCGGCCGGGTAGCGATCCGAGCCCGACACGATCGTGCAGTGCTCTGCCGGCAGGTTGCGTAGCTCGCCGCCGTCGAGCACCCAGTAGCTCGCACCGGTGCACGCCACGTCGAGCTCGCAGCGCTCCAGAATCCCGGCAGGGTTGTCGAGCAGCGCCAAACCGCCGTCGGTGAACACGTCCGCCGCCATCGGCCGGCTGCCGGACCCGTAGCGTTTCCAGACAAACCGGGCCTGGCTGAACAAATCGGCACGGGTGCGGAAGATGCCGTACACGACGCCGTTGCTCGTCAGCGCCGCACGTTCGCCGGACAACAGCGGCGACTCGTCCGGTCCCCACGTCGTCGTCGGCAGATACGTGCTGCCGGCGTAGCGCATCACGTCGAGCTGGCTCGCAAGCCAGCCCGGCGGGAAGGCCCGCTCCTGGACCTCGAGGCCGGCAAGCCGGACCAGACCGTCACGCAGACCCATCGTCACCCCTCGTCACCAACAGCCACGCCCAGCCGGCGGACAGCAC